GTCTGCGCCAAGAGCGCCTGCACCTCGAACTTGGTCCGTTCTTTTTCCGTGCCGGTGTCGATGTCTTGCGTGTAGCTCGATGCGCTCTCTCCCATGTGTTGCTTGAGTTTCGCCATGAGCATCTGGGCAAGTTGCGGGTCGAATTGATAACGCTGGTCCCGCGTCACGAATCCAACGCCTTCAGGCAGCAACCCGTAACGCAGGCCGAAATGTATTTTGTCCACGGCGGCTTTGTCAGCTGGGTCTTGCACGCGCATCAGGAGCATCATGTCCTCAAACACTTTCCCGATGAATCGGCACAACGTCATGTCTTGTATCTGGCATAGGTCGAACAGAAGCCATGCCAGCGACCGAACGGAATGGTAAAAGTAGGGCGGCTTAACGTTGCCATCACCGAATTGCACATGTAGAATCTTGTCGAGTGAATCCGCGACGGGTTTCTTACTTTCATAAACAAATGCCAACGGTTCATTGGCCGTTCCGTAGCTGGCCGTCCAATTTTCGTCGGGGATGATTTGTAAATCCCATTCTCCGGTCTCGTCGTTCAGAGAATAAAAGTCCCAGAGCCAGATTTTAGGGATGGCATCGCTATTCCAATAGGTCGCGTTTTGTTTGATGAGTTCTGCGGCTTTTTCAGGCGCATTCGTCCAGTCCCATTGTTGCTCGGTCGTGCTGCGGTCCTTGATGGATGCGAGCATAGATTTCACAACTTTCTTGTACCAGCCGGGGTCGATGTTGTCGCCTTTGGCGAGTGTTTTTCGGTAAAGCTCCCAGTAACTCATCCCGCGCCTGACCGCGAAGTGCGCCATGTCCAGATTTACCTGCGTGTCGCTTGGAATCAGCAAATCCTCAATGGCGACGAAGTACGGGCACCAGCAATCGTCAAATGCGGTCCACATCTTAGGACCAACGCCAGTCAGCATCACACCGCCGCCCGTGGAGCGCACCTGATGAAAGTAATCGCGGCTGCGTTTGAGCGGTTTGTTGGCTTCTTTGGCGATGATTTGCGACCATGCCCTGCCCTTGTCCACGGGCGCGTCCTCAAGTGACACGTTGAAGTAACGGGCGGTCTTCGTGAATGCGTTGCACCATTGCCGGTTCGCCTGCGCGAGCAGGTTTGTGCCGGTTTTTGTGTTAAAGCTGATGTCGATTTTGTTCTCAGCCATCTGCGCTGGAGAATACGGAGGCTCGCCGTTCATTTGCCGCTGGATGAGTGCGCGGTTGGGTGCGCGAATCTCGTCCGCACGTTTCATGTCACAGATGATTTCTTGAACTTTCTGTGCGGTGGCGCTCATACGCTCGCCATTTCAGGCTGTTTCTTGACCCAGTTCGGGTTGCCCTTGCGTTTGGGCGGTGTTGGTTTGGCCAATGCTTTTTCAAGAGCCGTTGGAACCGTTAGAGCTTTATCGAATTCCATTTTGATACGCCATAAATGCAGAAATCCATCCAACTCTTTGACTCGGTGAAACAGTACTGCGTCTTTTCTGATGAAATCCAGCGTGACGGCGTTCACCGGGTCTGCTTCGGTGCGCGAGGTGACGAAAATCGGAGGTGTGTTGTAAGCAGTCCCCCAGAAATGTTGGATGAGCGGTGTTTGATGCGCTCGCGGGACGATGAAGTTTGCCGCCAGCATGTCCCACGCTCGCACGTTCGCCTGCCGTTGTTCCATCGAGAGTTTCGGGTTGCTCGGTGCCGTGAACCGGGCGTCTTTCCATAGGTCGGCCATCAACTCGAATGTGTTTTGCGGATAAATTGCCACGCCTGCCATGTATCTGTTTGGCAAACCTTCAATCGTTCGCTCCGAATCGAGCACGCAGCCCATGAACGGGCGGGGGCAACGCCAGTAGGCATCTCCGATTGCGGAGAGCCAGTCAGAACGCAGAGGCACGGCATCCGGTTCAAGCCAGAGCATCGGTTGCCGGTAAAATTCGTTTACTTGTCTTGCTGCCGCACGAAACATGAGGTTGGCCGCCTGGGGCCATCCTTTAACGCCGGTTTGAATCACTATAGCTCTGACGCTGTGGAATTCGCTCCGCACGATGTCCAGCAACGACTTCACTTTGTCCTGCGGAATTTCTCCATCAGCGGCAATCAAGAGGGAGTGTTCGCCGACCATGCCGAGTTCCTTGATCCATTTGAGCAAGGCTTCAGCTTGAGCGACATCGCCAGTGTGACAGGGAAGTGTGACGAGTATGGGGGTCATATTGTTTGTGTTTGCTGTTCAGTGACGATAAAGCACCACGGAGGAAATTCTTTCAAGGTTTCTTGGTCTGTGTGTTCAAGGATGGTCGCGAGCGGAACGTGAATTTTTAAAGGCAGCGGGCACGAACATATTTCGCACGAGTGAAGGCCGCTCTCGCCTTCCACGCGCAATTTCATGTCGGTTTTTGCCTGCATTTGTTCGGCGATTGACCTAACGATCTCTGAGGTTAATCGCAGGAAGCTATGGCCGTTGCGATTATGCCTGCAATCAAGGCAGACGTCTGCTCGTCGTTGGGCGATGTCGATTGGCACAGGGACGGCGCCGCCACCAAGCCAGTCAACGAGCACGCGCTTTCCTGCTCCCGCATGTTTTACACTTCTTGACAGGTGGTCGAGTGCTGCCCGTACTCCCGACGTTTTTTTTTGAACACACCACGCCGGGTCGTTGTGAATTCGAGCGCAGGTCTGCTCCTCGATCTCATGCACAACTTCCTTGGCGGTTGCGCGTTCAAGGCCGTTGCCACGCCTGAAGTCCGCAATGGTTTCTGCGAATTCCCAGACCAAGCCCATGCTGGAAAACTTCTTCTCCGTGCCGTCAGCAAGCATTTGCGTCAATCTCCATCCCCCAGGAGGCACAGTGGTGAGTGAACGTAAAGGCACTACGCCTTATCCTTCCTTTCTGTGGATTTATCAAGCGGCATATTTCAGGCGCGTGCTGTCGATGAGTTTGCGATGTTTCGCATTCAACTCTGCGAGCCAGCTTCCGCTTGATTCGGTGAACTTGTCTCCGCCGAGTTTTGCTATCTGCAATCCGCGTTGTCGTGCGCCCTCCACGGCTGTTGCCAGCCAGTCCGCTAAGTCGGGAGAGCGTCCCAGTCGCAGCTTGGTTTTTTCCTTGGGTTCAACGTCGCGTTTGTTGCCGCCGACAAAGAGCCATTCGCGCAGGTAGAATTCACGCGCCACGTCCTCTGGCAACTCGCGCAACTGTTCGCTCTCGACCAGCCATCGCACTGCGAACCAGAACTCGCTCACGCGCTTGCCGTATTCCTCGTCACAACGCTTGTGCCGCCGCACGTTCTCAGAATCGGTGATGTAAAGGTCGAGGCGAACGGGCCTTGTGCTTGGTCGCCCTCCGAACTCGACCGGGACAGGGATGATATTTCCAAATACGCGGGCGAATGCAGCGCCTAATGTGCCGCGCCCGGTTGAATCGTAGAATATATTTTCGACTGCGATGCTGTCCTTAATGGTGTCCTGTTTGACTTGTTCGGCGATTTCGTCTTCCGGTTCAGCGCCTTTTTTCCAGCCGACTTTCAGAACGTGCGGTTTGTCCACGCGCACAATCTGGTGCCCTTCGGAGTCTTCGCCGAATTCGATCCAGCCACCAACGCAACGGTCCCCGCCGTACGCGGCGTCTATCGCGTAAATTTTGGTGCGTTGCACTCCTTTCCATACCGCTTTCTCAAACGCCTTGTGAATGCTGCACAGTTGTTTGGTGAGCACGCGGCGGGAATCTTCTCCTGGCCGCATGACGCCAAGGCACATGGCGTTGAATTCCTCGCTGTGCGGCCCGTAGAACTTGAGCGTGCTGTCTATGCGCTCCTGGTCGATCAGGAACGGGTAACGTATTCCTTCCTCGTTGAAGTTCGGGCTATCGGTCCCGACGAAGTTGATGCAGCGCCCCTTTGGGTATTTTGTGTCCCAAGTCGTCGTTACTGAGATGTCCTTGACGCTTTCCCAGCCTTCTTCTGGTTCGCACGATTGGCCAAGCGGCGTGTGCTCGCCGTTCACCGGGTTTCCGATTGGCACGAAGAAAAACCGCTCATTCTTGTCGAGGTTGGCGGTCGCCCGAAGATAGCT